TGAAATAGGGCATTTTCTACGATATAAGCCAAACTCAACAGAGTGTTTTAGTGGTGTTAGGTATTTCTTACTTCATCAGGAAAAAAATGAATGGACTCATCCTGAGCTTTTTGCTCCATTACACATATTCACTAAGTCTTTATTAGGAACATGGTTTTACAATAACAGAGATTATCGGGCAAGAAATTATGTACAATAAATATTTTAGTATATTGTTGGGTGTGTGTTATATATAAAATTTTCTAATACTATTATTTTTTTATTAGTATATTAAACAATAGAACAATAAAAATTGATAATATTTAAATGATTAAAAAATAATATAATAAAGATTACGACGACTATGGCTACAAAACGAATTCAACGAGAATTACAAGAACTTAAATCAGACCCTCCTTCAAATTGCAGTGCTGGACCAGAAGGTGATGATATTTATAATTGGAAGGCAACAATTATGGGCCCTCCTGATAGTCCATATCAAGGAGGTGTATTCTTCCTTAATATTAAGTTTCCAGTTGATTATCCATTCAAATCTCCAAAGATACATTTTATTACAAAAGTGTTTCACCCAAATATTTCACCAGAGGGTTCAATTTGTTTAGATATTCTAAAGGATGCGTGGAGTCCAGCTCTTACAATATCTAAGGTATTATTATCTATATCATCTTTATTAACAGACCCTAATCCAAATGATCCTTTAGTATCTGATATTGCTAAAATGTATCTAAATAATAGAGAACTATATAATAAAAATGCTGCTGAATGGACTCGTAAGTATGCTAATTAATTATTCATAAAATTAATACTGAAATTTATAAAGTTTTTATTTTTCAAAAGATAATTAGTATAATTATATTTTATGTGTTAATTATATATTATACATAAATAATGAGCCAAGTTGTTGAAGGTGATAGTAAAGTAGATATAGCAACTATGCAATTTATATCAAATAATCAAAATATTTATAGTATTGCGGCTGAAGATAGTAATAACGTTATAAACTGTATGAAATATGCTGATAATATTCATGATTTTTGTAAAGGTCGTTCCGATATTTCGTTTAACGAAATAGAAAATGGTTTAATTTCTGAACAATATATAATCAAAACATCTCCAAGCACAATTGAAGAGATGACTTCTAAACAATTAACTATTAATACAGGCTTATACAATAAGATAGGTCCAAAAAAAACACATTCGCCTATAGAGTATAGTTCATTAGATAGTCATAAAATAGTATTAAATTTATTAGATAGAAGAGACGATATTGCTTATATAACAATAAAGAATGATGATGAAAAACTTGAGGACTATTTGAAATTTGTTAAAAATGTGTATGATGTAAATTTAAATATTCCATCAATGAAAAATTTAGATGGAAAGCGAGTTTTTGCTGAAAAGCAAAGAATATATTCAAAAAAAATAATTTGTGATTTTTTCAAAAATAGACATCATCTAAATGACTTTAGTTTTATATTAGATGCTTCAAATATATCTTTAAAGAAAGTTTTTTATACAAGCACAACAAACTCAGAACCTCAAGGTTTTACGCATAATTCTGAAGAAACAAATAAATGGGATATGGCTTCTAATGTATTACCCCCATTAGAAGCAACACATTCTAATATTCCTCTATTACCTATAAATACTATTATTATGTATCCTGTTTCCCAAGATAATATAACATCAAATGTTAGTTCATATAATATTGATATACAAAACATTGAATTTTTAAAAATTAGACTTATTGATAGTGTACCATGGGAATCAATTCTATTTAAAAAATTAATTGATGTAAACGATAATTATTTTTACCTTACTATAGACGCAGGAAAATACGAAATACTATTAAATGACGAATTTGCTAGTGTATTGCCTAATTATTCATTTCTAAAATCAATCCCTATACTTAGTGGTGAAATAAACTGCTATCCTGTTCATTTACACAATTCAAATAATAGTAAATTATATGGTGTTCTAGTTTTTCAACACCAGATAACAAATAACGCAGTAATTATTGTATCAAGAGCTTATAGAACATCACTTGGTGATTCATTAGGCGTAAATTTTTTATCCGCTGAAATTAAAAAAAATTTATCTGATAATGTAACTTCTGGTTCTATAAATGAGATTATTACCCATTTGAATAGTCATATTTTCAAATCTAAACTCAAACCCAATGTTAAAAAAGATATTTTACTTCGTTTTTTATTAGATATTAAACGAATTGGTGATTGGGGACAAATATACCAATGTTACAATAATAATAATTTTATATATTTTCTTGAACAAATAAAGGAAAAAATTACCGAAATAGACCCAAGACGCGTCTTAATAGAACGTTTATTACAAAAATATAATACTTTAATTTTTATATCGGTTGATAACTTAGCAATATGTATGTCTCAGTTATTAAATATTAATTTTATACACACAAAAAAAAATGATAATGAGGTGACTTTTATTATGCATAGAACCACAATACCTGCAACAGCCACCCCTGAGCAAGATTTTGAATATATAGAAAAGAAATCCACCAAATTAAATGAACAATTTAATATTCATTTAAATATGACTTTTTTTGATGAATGTTTAAAAATGTTAAATTATTATAAAACGAATATATTGAATGAAATTCTTAATTTTGAAAATGTAATGAAAATGTATAATTTAACAACACATCAAGATCAAGAAGTTCATGAAAAATTTCCATATATCGTTATTTATGTAACACAGTTTATTTATTCAATAATCCGATATTTAGTATATCAACATATGCGTGCTGTGGCTAATTATCAATTATTAGATTCACACGTTGAAGAAAAAATACAAAATTTTAAAAAAAAATTAGTCACTTTTACATTTTTAGATGATAATGAAAAAAAACAGATAATTATAGACCTGAAACGATGTTTAGTAGAAAAACAAACACTTTTAAATGATATTTTTGTTATTTCAAATAATCTAAATTATAATAGTTCGGATATTGCTATTTTTAATAGCCTTTTTCAAACTTTACCATCAAAAAAAGAGCCATTATTGAATAAATTTAGAACTATTTTAAAAAAGACAAATGTTTTTCATGGTGCTTTTGATTACGGTATGGCATTTATAAAACTGATTGATATAATTGATTTAATAGCTAAAATTAAACTATCTAAATTTAGAAAAGATTATAATGATTATCGCAAAAATATTACAATATTATTAAATAATATTGGAAATGTGTATAAAAATTTAAATATTATTAAATTGGTGGATAAAGTGAGTATTCAAAAATATAACACAGATGAACTAAAATTGGTTGATATCGTACATTTGGAAAGTGGCATGAAAAATACTCCTAAATATTCGGGTTTCGAACAAATGTCTACGGATGAACAATTAGAACAAATGAAAGATAGTAATTTTATTGATATTAATATAACAAATTTTGTTTCAGACAAATTGATAAAAAAACAATTTGAAAAGATGGGCAAAGAAATATTACCAGATGAATTAATCACAGATTTGATTAAATATATACAAGATATTATATTAATAAATTATTATTCATCTGATTCGAAAATTGAAATTAACGGAAATCATTATGATTTAGGTTTAATAGAAAATACTAAATATATAGACAAAGATAAAAATGAAACTCTGTTATTTAATATAGATGAATTTATTAGTTATTTTAAAGAAAAATACTCCGAAAATTTAATAAATATTATGCAAGGAGGTTTTAAACAAACATATAGAATAACGACAGATAGAAAATTAGCAACAACAGATATTATCAATATAAGACAAAAAAATAAAATCTATCAACCTAAAACAAAAATAGGAGAAAAAATTGTTTCACTTATTAAAAAGTTTATTACAAATATTAATAATGATATTAATATTGGAGAGTTCAATTTCAGTCTAAATATGCAAACTATAAATAATATGTTATTTGAAGAATCTAGATTATCAGTATACATCACACGAGGTACTAAACAATTAAAATATAAGAATAGTCGTGCTGATATAATAGATATTAATTATATTAAAATAGTTTTACAATATTATTTGCTAGTATTTATTCCCACAATTTTAAAATTTAAAAATAATATTAGAAAGATCGCAGAACAAAATACAATAGGTGGACATTTTGTTTTATCGCTATTTAATATTAATAAATTATTTAATACAATTATTAGTCAGCATGATGAATTAAAGAAACATGGATTAAATAAAGACATAATATTTGACTTAGAAAATATAGATGATAAATTATTTGATGATGATATTGTTTCTAATAATATATTTTTAGATATATATGATTTAAATTTTTTAAATCATATTATGATTGCGAATACCACAGATATTATACCAGAATTTGAAGAGAAATGCACAGTTGATGACGCATATGATTTATTTTTACAATTAGCCGAATTTAAAACAAGAGATCAATCTTTAATAACTATGTTTGCTAATAAATCCCACGTGCATATAATAGTTTTTTTAAGAATGATACAAATTATAAAAATAAATAAGATAGTAACGACCGATGATGAAATACAGCATATAAATGATAGAATGCGTGTAATTTTAGAGGCCTATAATTATACAGATGATTATATTACAATGACTATAGAAGAAATAAATAAAAATGAGAATTTACTGCGTAGTATTAGTGATTGGGATACTATTAATATTTATACTGCGTTTGCCGTAGATTTTGGTATTATTCTGCCTAGTATAGTCGATTTAGATGATGAACTATTTAAAAATATGATCTATGAATTATGTATAGTATCTTTAAAAAATTATAAGACATATAAAGAAAATATTAGTATTATGTTAACAGATGAAAATTTAAATAAGATGCTTCCTGAATTTCGAGAAACTATAAGTAAGCACGGTATAGATGTTGATTCTATTATTAGTAATAGTAATAAATATAGATCAGGGATAATTAACTTGTCTCAATTGGCAATTCATTGGTCAGAACAAGGAGGTTCGATAGATATAAATGATATCGTAAAGAAAAAATATACAGGTGGTTTAATTGTAGATGAGGACAGAGAAGACAAAGAAAACAAAGATGAAAAAGTTATGAAGAATAATGATTTTATCACTCATGTGAATTTTATTGAAATATATACAGAATTAAAGTATTTATATAATAATTATTCAAAAGATAATTTTTTTAATTTTAAAGCACTATGCCATTATTATAATATTATTATTTCAGTAAGTTATAAATCAGGCATTAAACAATTAATATATTATATTAATAGTCAATTTATTCAACGATATTTTATAAAAAGACAAGAACTAATATTTAATACTATTTTTAAAAATATAGACAAATGTGATTTCAATAGATTTTTTGAATATTTATCGTTATATGTTGAAATTAAAAAGTATGCGAATATAGTAAAAAAAATAGAAATCAATATATCGTCTATTGAAAATGTAGAAGATGATGCTTTCTTAGAAAATGTAGAACAATTATATATTACTGCTGAAAGTTTAGACTATTATATAGAGAGACCTATATATTCTTTATATGGTGAAATATCTATATTAAAATGTGTAGACACGCAAACATTTCAAAACATTATCGACGATTATAAATTATATAATTGGAAAAAATATGAAAAAAAACTACATAATCTATATAAATATGGAATTAAATCGTCAGATATAGACAATATTATATATGAGAAACCAATGGGACAAATACATCAAAATGAACTGCAGATAAATCTTAATTTGTTTGAGAGATTTATTCATGACTATGAAAAATCTAAATTATTATAATATAAATAACAATATTTTAACTATTTACATTTAGAAAATATAAATAGTTGAATATATATAAGATAAATAATGCCTGGAGGCACTTTACAACTTTCAATATATAGAAATAATCCATTGGATTTTACAATGAAAAATCCAGATATAACATTTTTTAAATCTGTTTTTAAGAGATATTCTCATTTTTCAAATGATAATGTTGATGTGTTTTTTAATAAAGAACCTGAATTATCATATGATAAGCCTTTTTCAATGACGGCTAGACTTGATAAAATAGGACATATATTAAATGATGTATACTTTTTGGTAGATATGCCTAATATATATAATTTTAAAAATATTCAATTCATTGATGATTTAGGTATTAATATAATTGATAGTGTATCAATTCAAATAGGAGGTGAAATCGTTCATGAATTTGATAGTGATTGGATTAATATATACTATAGACGATATGTATCAAATGAAAAATATAGAGAGTTAAAATCGTTGATAAACCCAAAATTTTCAAATAATCCAAACATATTTCTGTTAAATAGGCAAACTATTTATGTATGGCTTCCTTTTTTTTTTAGTAGAAATCCATCTTTAGGAATTCCATTATATAATTTAGAATATCATTCAATATACTTTAATATAAAATTGAAACCAATACAATCGTGGTTTACTATAATTGAGAATGGATTACGAATTCCATTGAAAAATATGGATGATATAAAAATAAATGTAAATGAAACATTTCAATTTAATCTAAATATGAATATATCTTTTTTTGATAAAAACATTTTAAAAAGTATAAGGGCAAATAAATATGAAAATTTAATTGAACAAGTGCAGGTTATAAATGTAAAAGGGGTTTTTAAAAAGAAATTTAAAATACCAATATATTCAAAAAAAGTTTTAAAGGAATTTTTTATTATTGGTTATAGAGAAGATAATATAAAACGAAATACTTTTAATAATTATTCCAATTATGAAAATGTTAGAAAAAGTGGTGATTTATCCATGCCTATTGAACATCTAACATCTGAATATAATACTCTTGACTATATAAAACAATTATATTACCAAAAAAGTGCTGAATTTGTTCCTAATATTATTGAAGATATACAATTATATTTGGATGAGAAATCTAGATTTCATGTATTAAAATCAAATTATTTGCGTCTTGTGCCGTCATATCAATGTAATATGAATTTCCAATCAGATAGTAATTATATATATTATTATACTTTTTCAAATAATCCAATAGAAATACAGCCTTCAGGAACTTTAAATTTAGGTAGAATAACAAAAACTGAATTTGAAATAAATATTAGTATTACACCCCCAATAAAACCTATAAATACTAATTTATTAGATAATGTTAATAATGCTGATGATGATATAAATAACTATGCTTGGAC